GACCAATCTCGTTGCCAATCGGGATTGTCTTTGCACCATTGTGGCCAATCATGAACACTCATTACCACTTCTTTTTGTTCACCAGTCTGTTTGTTGACTATTGGATATGTTGCCAAAATTATCACCTCCTAATGATATAAAAATATTTAGACCCACTCCAGTGCTTCTGCAACTGTGGGAAACTGCTCTGAGAAGATCTTCTTACATGCCTCTGCAATATCCATATGTTCTTTTTGGGTGCCATTAGCAGAACGCAGTTGGATATAGTGAATCCAAGAACGACATGAACCACTCATATAAAGACGAGTCGGAGTTGCTAATGGAAGCACAAAACGGGCAGATTCTTTTGCAATGCCCACATCAAGCATCGATTGATATAGAGTCATTGCATCATCAAAATGCTTTCGAATCTTAATTTCAAACTCTTGCTTCACAAATGGGTCAATATCATCAATAGAGTTCTGACGATTCTTGGTGTCTTGACGACGAAGGTCAAATATAGGAATCGTATCACCAAGAAGTGAAGAATCAGCATACCGTTGAGAAAACTCTTGATATGTGAAACTACGATGACGCAAAATCTGAGCTGCAAGTCCTCTGGTAGTCTCTATCTCCAATGTCATAAATGCTTGCTCAAACACAGACCAGTGATTGTGCTTGATGCAATATCCTAACAACTTGGAGTAATTTTCATTAGTCTGATTTTTTGGATTTGACACTCTGGCAACATAGGCCATAGTCTTCTCCGCATCAGGAGTGACACTAATCAGTTTTACATTCATTTTCCAAATCCTTTAGAGTTTTCTTTTTCAATATCGGCAATCTGCTCCTTAATAGCACGCAGTTGTGTCTTCATCTCAATAATTCTTTCTTTACTATAGAGATAATCTTTTTCAATCAATTTCTCTAATAGTTTAACAAGTTCTTTTGCTTTCTTTGTATCAGTCATCATCGTCCTCAAAGACTTCATCATAATCTAATTGTCTTGATGGGACATCTTTAGATACATATGCATCCACATCAGAATACACTTCTGCCTTCAATGAATCAACTAGTAGTTCAAGATTTCTGACAATGAGTTTAAGTCGGTCTTTCTCCATAATACTTTGCTGTTTCACCATATTATAGCATAAAAAAAGGAGGGATGAAACCCTCCTGAATGTTTAATACAAGTAATTCACTTACTATAAGTATGTCCACGATAGTTGAATGTACCGTGGGTTTCCTTTGCTTCGTGACTACCGACTTTATATTCTACACCACGATATATAGTGTGAAGAATTTGTGCGTCGTGAAGTGCAGATGCTTTATTGATCTGCTTACGAATCATATTAAGTGTGTTCATTTTTATACTCCTAAAGAAATGGGTGAAATTAACCTTCTCTGCTTATGCAGGATCCGTTTTTTCCGTTTCTTCAGTCGTTTGCGTCCCATATACACTCAGGTGTTGCTTCCTTTAAGGTTTCCACCAATTCAATCTTAACCATTTTGCTAAGATCTCCATTTGCCTTAATCCTCAGCATAATAGCATCGGCTTGTTGGCATGTAAGTGTAGAATAAAGTAAAATATCAAACATGGGATCAACGATTAGAGTGATTTTTTCCAGCGACGAATAGAAGTATGAGATGTTTGATAAACTTCTGCAAGTTTTCTATCAGATACAGATAAAATAGATTTATCTTCACTTACATCTTTTAGAAAGTCATCATACATTTTACCTCTGGTATGTTTTATAGATTTAGTAGTAGCGTATTCTTTTGGATTACGACTTCTACCTTTCCACCAACCAGAAGGAATATCATCCTCATAAACTACTCGTTCATTTTTACCATCAGTAACACGAACTTTACCAAAACAAGGATGTTTTTCTCCAGATCTCTCTCCTTTTGGAGCAGAGTAAGAGAATGAAACAGATGTTTGCCTTGCTTTATTAGCAAAGTGAGGATTAGTATCAACTTGATAAAACTTATGAAGTTTTACTTCTGCTTCAACTGCTTCCTCTCTAGTAGCATGTTCGGTAAGAATGATTTTGCAGGAAGGATTAAATGTTTTGTCTCCATAGGAACCAAAATAATTATCCTCCCCCACCGAATTACACTCACATCCTCTACTACCAATGTAGCCTCTCCCAAAGGGTTCGTAAGAGTAGTAAGTATAATAAATCATTCTAATTGCTTACGCTCCGTTGCGCGACTTACTTGCGTCGGAGAAATCTCCGATAAACGACAGGTCTATTATAGACCTCATACCTTATTTAGTCAAGCGACCCTACAGACCAAAAAATTCCTGGAGATTTTTTTGGACCTTTTTTGGAATCACTTTCGACTTTTGGTTTTGGGTGGTTCATTACCCCAGAGTTTTGGATTGATTCTTCCCTCACTCTGTTTCATAGTTACGAAGTCGTCTCTATGCTTGTCCCAGTAATGGTCGAAGATTTCAACTCGATTTTTACCTAGAGCAACATCATAATGAGACTCTCCATCTTTTTTATACTCTATTAGATAAGCAGTATATGGAAGAGATTTATCTAGTGCCTTGTCTGGATCACAATCTTCATAAAGAATTCTCAACCTCTACCCCCCCAAGTAATATCTGGATATGCTTCACTCACAATCTCTTTTGTAATCTTATACTTATCAGTCAATTTTTTATCTTTTACGAGGCAAATGATTTCTGCCTCAAGTGGATGAAGTCCTTCAAGAATATTGATGAACATTGTTTCACGACGAATTGCACTTAGTCCAGGATTTCCTCCTTTCAAGAAATGATAGAAGTTCTTAAATTCTCTACGAATTGTAGTGTGTCCGTTCTTATCACTCGAACCCATAGAAAAAGAATCAGTCTCGTGCATACGACGAACTTCTTCTGTAATTTTAGTCGTCAATCCACCATTGGACTTTGCTTGATCCTCAAATCCAGAATAAGGAACTTCTCCTTCAGGAAGAAGAGATGTAATAGTTTCATCAAAGTTCCAGATAAGAACTGCAACTAGTCCATTATCTCTGTACTTTTTTAGTACTTCGATTTTCTTTGCTTTACTTCTTTGCTTTGAGGCTAAATCAAGAACCTCAAATACAAATGGATTTTTTGGAAGTTCTAACGATGTAGATTTAGTTGTCGTCGTCTTCTTCTTCGTTGTTGTCGTAGTCATAATTTTCAAAATTAAATGCAATTACTTCATCAGGAATTAAGTTTCCTTGCTCGTCAAACATCTCCGGGTGAGGTCTTGGAATCTCCCGATAGTTCATCATATATTCCCTAGCAGTCCAACCAATTACAAGTCCCAATATAAGAAATAAAATGGTTAGAAATGAACCAAAGACTAAACTAACTGCTAACATTTTTCTTTCTCCGGGATACTACTTGTCTTTTCCGTGTTTTGATGGAAAATTCGAAATAGATGGTAATCTCCCTTCTCAGAAAGCAAACCATCTTTTCGAAGATGATATGAAATGGTTGGACTTGCTTTCTTTTACCTCCATTAAGTAGGAAATCAACACCACGATTTCTGTGGTCTTCTGATTTATTTATGTTAGGACTTGATGACTTGTTGTTCTCTGAGAAATTTGATTGTGTCAACACATCCTCCTAAATTTTTATCATCACAAACTACTTGAGGGAATGTTGAACCCTGACCAAACTTAGCATAAAACTCTTGTCGTGTAAAGTCCTCTCCAAGAGTATGAACCTTGTAATCATTGCCAGTCATTTCTAACACTTGTTTGATTTTATAGCAATAAGGACAATTATTTTTCGAATAAACAATAAAATTCATAAGTATTGTAAGATTTATATTAATTCACTTTATTATAACACCTTTTGAGAAATAAAACTCAAAGGGCACGAATTGCCGTTGTTGCCTCATCCATCTTGGTTTGTGCTTCTGCTTCCTTTGCAGTTGCAGTTGTTTCGTCATCTTGCTGTCTTGCTTCCATTGCTTCACCATAAAGTGCTAGTGCCGCAGAGTATGGTGTCCAAACAGTATTATACTCAGTCTCGGTCAAAACTTGAATACTATTCTTTCCACAATCCTCAGTAATAGTAGAGACTGATGTTGTATCTGGAAGTTGTGCCAACATAACATCAACTCCTTCAGAATCAGTCAACCAAACTTTCACATCCAGACCACTATATTCTTTTACAGGATGTCTTTTGTATTTTGGATTTGATGTTGTTTCACAGCAAAAAGTATTGTGATCATCATCAACATAATAGTGTTTAATATATTGCATTTTTTATTGGAAAAAACTTTTAGTTATTTATCAAAATTCCATATTTTTGTGAAAGTTCTTGATTTTGTTGTTTCATTGTTGGAAATCCTTTCACCGTTGCCCAACATACAATGCTATATCTTTGTCCTTTAGTAACTGGTTCAACACCATGTTTATAATGATGGTTTGATGGAAAACAAACTAACATTC